CATTCTAGGAAGCTTTACTGCTACTCTTTGACCGTCTTGCAAGTCAGCTTGCTCTCTTATACGGTCTAAGAATTTAGACCGAGGTGCATAGGTTAAAGGAACTTTAACATGATTATAAGAAGCTCCAGTCTCTAGTCGTCTGACTACGTATATATCATTAAACAGCTTACCAAAAGTCGCAACCGATTTTCTAATTCTTTCGTGATAAAAATAACTAAACATTAAGGTTCTCCAAATGGGTTTGATTCAGAGAAGTCTAAGAAGTCAGTTAGAGTATCAAAGTATTCGTTTTGTTCATTAGAAGACGCTCCTATATTATCTGTCACACTAGTTACAATTGCTCCTTTATCTGTTGTTCTATCTCTAATAATAATACCAACCTCTGGTGTCTTATACTTACCATCATCAGAATAAAATTGAGAAACTGTAAGAGTGTTATTTGACTCGTTCCAGTTTTGTATAACTGATATTAGCCTATTACCATCAGCTTGTACTTGTATAGAATCTTCTCCGATCTCAAATAAGGCTGGAAGCGGCGGACTTATAGTCACAGTAGGAGCAGAAGAAAAGGGAGATCCAGCACTAGTGATTGTAATCCCTGTTAAAGCTCCTGCTGAACTAATCGTAGCCTCAACCACTGCGTTATTACTTGGAGAGAGTACAACTGTAGGAGGTACAGTATAACCAGCCCCAGGGTTAGTAACTGTAAACCCTGTTAACACACCAGATTCATTAATTGTAGAAGTAACAGCTGCTGTAGTTTTAGTGGTGTTTAAAACCATAGAATAGGTATAAGCATAGTCCGCTTGAATATCATCTATCTCATCATTACCTGTACTAATATTTTCATTTCCGTATTCAAATAGCTCACATCGCAATTTATAGGTTGGAAGGTTTTGTAACTGGTAAAATGGCTGTTCATGTTCTACATGGGTTATTTCAAAAAGCTTTTTAGAAAAGGGTATGTATAGCACATCCCCCTCTGCCGGTCTCTGTATTGTAATTTCATTATCGTATCGTTGTACAGTACTTTCCCATCTACGTCTTGAAACTATAAAAGTAGCTTGATCTCTAATCTCTACTCCAAACTTAGTAAACAGATCTCCTTCACCGTCAAATCCGTCCACATTTTCAATATACATTTCAAGCTTATAGGAAGAGTTAAACCTGGATGGAATATCTTCTCCGAGTAATCTGTCCTCTGCTAGAATATCTCTTGGAAGGTAATAGATGTCTTGACCATACATTTTTAATGACTCTATGACTATATCCTCAAAGAGTCTTTGTTCTGATCTTACTGATTGACTAAAGTATGGATTAGTTGCCATTATTTTATCCTACAAAGAAGTCAGCTGGCATCTCGTGTTCAAGTCTAATAGACTCTCTTAAACGATCGATATCACCTGTTGCGTCATCGTATATCTGTCTACCATTTAGCATAACTCCTCCTGGAAGCTGCATACCTTCAAACTTCATAAGGTTAGCACCCCACTGTTGTTTAATAAGAGCAGTTGTATACTCCTTAAGCCATATATCATTATAAACTTTAGTATGTGTATTAGCATTTATTGCTTCGTATATTTCCGCTACAATGTAATCACCTTCTTTAAGATCACCATCTTGAAACTCACCATGAATATAAAGTCTATTCTGCTTTCTAGCAAAAGTAATCTGAGGGTTACCGTTTAATCTCATATCAAGTAGAGACAGATATTGCTGCATTTGTTCGTAATATGCAAGGTCGCCAATATAAGAATGCATGTTAGCGATATCATTTAAGTGTAGCTGATATTTAACATCAAAGAAGTTTCTTGTAGACGCATCTCCGTGCACCTTAAACATTCTGGAAACAAACTGCACACTATCACTTAAAGTAATATACTGGTTCGTTACATCTGTAGCTGTTACTTGATGCTTGAGAAATGTTCTTAGAGTAGCATCTGAATGAAACTCTTGATAGTATTGAATGGCTTCGTCCACACGGTCTTCCTGCTGGTCAGGATCTACATTAATCTCGATCACAGGGTCGCCTAATCTACGAAGACAATATTCTATGAGTGTAGCTCTTGATGTTGGATTTGCCATTTTGTTTTCCTCTAACTCCGTTAGATGTATTTATAAGGTTAAGATGCTACTATTATTTGACCTGCCATCGAGGAGTGATTTTCACAATTATAATAATAAGTTCCGGCTGATGTAGGAGCAAATAGAATATACCCATCAGTTTTACCAGTATTAGCAAATATAGTTGAGCCTGTTACAGCATTACTTGTCCCAGTAGAATTCGACGTTTTAATCCAAAATGGGTGTCCAGTGGTATTTTTTATAATAAACTTAATAATAGAGTTCGCAGCCATATTAATAGTCTTATTATTTGTATCTCCAAAAGAGCCGTTAGTATCCCAACCTTTAAGTATATAAACACCTGACCCTGCTTTCACTTCTACATCGTACCCTTCATGTACAAGATTTTGAGTTGCCATTATGATTGACTCCAGATTAAAGTACTGCCAACATAAACATGAGTAAACTGTGAGCTTCCTAAATAAATGCTATCAATTGTTGTACTTCCTATTTTTAAATTACGAGTAGCAGATCCTCCTCCTCCTCCTTGGCCTTGTTGAGGAGCAGCTCCGTGTTCTGCAGTAGCGCTAAATAAAGGCCGAATAAAACCCAGATTTGGTTTATCATCTCTTACAGCAGATAAATCTGACCAGTTTTTATTAGCACTACTATGCTTAGCATGAATTGCTTTTCTAGCTTGTACTCCTGCTTTAGTAACATCAGAAACATACATAAAACCGACATCAATGCCAATTAATGTACTATTGAATGGACGATTGCCGGTGCCGTTAAGAAAAGAATATGAAGGAACTGCCATTTTAAGTTATTTGTGTTAAGTCTAACTGATTAAATATTACATTACCAACAGTATTATTTCCAGATGCTTTAATTACTTCACAAAAAGCCCACATGTATTTTGGAGAAATATCTACCAACGATGATGAAGAAATAGTTTGTGCAAAAACCGCTGTAGTGGATGTAGTAGTCGGTGATTCATATGGTCCTAATTTATAGTTATTACTGTAAGCATATGTATTCCCACTAGCACCTAATGCTTTATCTTGAATATAGTATAAAGTTATTCTAAACGTAACACCTAAACCAGAAGTATGACTAACATCCCAATTCAATCTTAAATCATTAGAAGAATAATCAGGAATTTGTAATGCATAATTATCTGAATATGTCTTACCAGCATTGTTATTAAAGAAATGCCATACTAATTTATTGCTATTTGATGGACTATTAAATTGAGCAATTGAAGGTCCTGCGTTACTTTCTGGACTGACTAAAGTTAATGGTCTACGATCTTTATTGTTTCGTAATACTGTTACTTTCCATGGTAATCTATCACCGGGATCTTGATTAAAATTAAGTGGATTTCCTTGAGCTAACTCTAACGATGAATCAGCCAAGTCTAAGTTTGGAGAAAATGCTCTATAAGTTGTATCAGTGGTAGCTGCTGAAAAAATATTACTTGCATCCGATACAAGCTTGTATTGTTGATTGTTCAAATTGCTAAAGTTATAGTTGCTATTTGGATTATTTCCTAATCCACCATAACCAGTATTTTCTTCAACATACTGGTTATAACTAAAAGAAGGAGCGTGTGTACTTACTGTTCCTTCAGTTATATTAATTGTTTTATAATTTGAATTGTAATTCTGCATCAAATGGCCTGTATCATATTTAGAATGATGATAACCATCTCTAAATGTTAAATTAAAAGTTCCTGGGTAATTACTGCCATTGTTTTGATCATGAAATCTCCAGCCATACTGCCCATCTGTATATTTAATATAAGCATTCATAGTTCTTGTTGTTGTATTACTATAACTGTTTGTTTGGCTCTGAGTGGGCCAATAAGCATAATGGTTTTGACTGCTATAGCCCATAGTCCATCTATTTAAGTCAAAGTTATAGGTGTGTTTATTTGTATCATTTTCGCCATCATTATTCATGTAATGATAAAAGTAACTATAACCACCTGTGCCAACATGGCCGATGTCAATATCACCGTTACTATATATGTAAACACCATATCCTGGCATGTAAGAAGCTCCTTTAAATGCTTCTAACTTTATATCTCCTCCGTAAATGTAAGGGTTTTGATATTGTGAAACAGCAATTATTAAAGTATTCCTACAATCCCAGTTAACACATCCCATTTCATTGTTTCCACTACCACCCCATCTCCATGTGTCCGAAGAGTCAGATCTATTAGAATTACTATGAATAATAGTCATACCCCCAGTTTGAGACGTTTCACTTACCCATCCAGCTGTTACAGTAATACCGTGGCGCCCGATCCCGCTGGTTCCTCCTGACATACTAGACGGTTTTAAAAAATACATATTTGTATTGTTTTGGTTTTCTGTATAAATTGTACTCTGTGAAATACTTTTATCTTCATCCATAACATAAATGCCACCAGTATCTAATAAAGGAAAATGCTCATTCCAAGTGCTTTGGCCTGGTGGAAATCGAAAATTATTATATGAAGAATATTGAGCCTTATAATATTTCTCACCTGTGTTTTTTCTTAACGCATACATAAACCGTCTATTAAATGTTGCATGGCTGTATTGGGATGGATTATTTGGCGTGCTTGTCCAAGCTTGCTGAGTTCCAAAAAAGTCGTTAAAAGGTAAACCTTTAAATCTTACCTCATCTCCAGATGCTAAAGTGCCTAATTTGGTGGAAGAGCTATTATGTAACAAATGGGATAACTTCCATGGTGAAGCATATGTACCACTGCCGTTTCCAGTTGTTCCATGAATACCACCGCCTGATGATTCTAAATAAGGATCTACCCAATAAACAGTCATTACGATATCTCCTCTATAATTGCATCGTTTACTTTAGCTTGTGTGATTGCCCAACGTTCGCCATCTTCTATTTCAACTGAAATTGTTCTTGTTACTGTTGTAGTTTCCCCATCACTATCGGTGTATTTCATAGGAACATAGACTTCCACACGATCATTCTCATCAGAAAAATATTGATGTTCATAAGCAGAGAAATTTTCAGGAATGTATTTAGAAAGTAATTTATACGGCATTTTATTATCCTGTTACGAAATAGATTGTATTAGCATCTGGAGAGCCAGGCAAAGAGGCTACAACTTCAAGTGCATAGCCTTTAATAGCCTTACCTGTAACATAAATGTTACCAACCATTGCTGAGTGATTGGTACATTGATATACTAGGGTGTCAGGTGCATCCATAGGTACAGTAAATGATACCTTAGCACTACTAGCTCCTGTTACTCCAGATGTATATGCTGAACCTCCATTAGAGACTCTAATTGCTAATGGATGAGATGAATATGATGAGTTGTGGATACAATAGGTTTTACCT